GTCGCCTTTCTTGCTGGAGTTTAAAACACACCTAGCAATCAACTTCAAAGGTTTCATGGTTGGGTGGATGTCATTTCTAACTGGCTTATCTTCGTAGAAGATAGTGGTCGGAGTTGTTTCTTGCATGGTCTTAATGTAAGAGATTAGCTCACTCTTTGTCATTTCTTTTAGGTTCTCTTCGTCTTCTTCAATGACCGTGGCTAGTGAGCGATTATCTACGAAATAGTGACTCGCTCCATCTTTCCAGCCATACAAGCAAGGTTCATGCTTCCATTGGTAATCTTGGCGACCTAACACAATAGCGTTTTTTACCCAGATTATAGACTGTTTCAGCAACCATCCTGTCTCTTTGACTGCAGCTCTAAAGTTCAAGCCTTCTGAATCTGCGTGCCAGATATAGAACGCCCCCCCCTGGCTTCAAGTGGTTGTTTGCGACTGCGAATGCATCCCTCAGGAATTGCCTGAAGCTGACGTCGTCCATGCTGTCATTCATGATTGTCATAGCTTCCTCGGTTCCGCCCTGGTAGGCCACGTTGTATGGTGGGTCGGTCACATAGAGGTCAATCATTTCTCCGTTGATTAATTGAGCCATGTCCTCTGCTGATGTACTATCCCCACACATTAACCGATGTCGTCCTAATTGGAAGATGTCCCCGTGTTCAATGCCTGTTTCTTCTTCTTGCGAGAATTCCTTGGCATCTTCTGGATCCTCAGACTCCTCGAAGTCGTCCAAAGAATAATCGACGTCCTCGAATCCAAACATGGTCATATCTAAGCCTTCGACACTCTCAAGTTCTGCATAGAGCAACTCTGTGTCCCACTCGGCAATCTCGCCTACTTTATTATCAGCAAGCCTGAACGCTTTTATTTGCTCTTCTGAAAGATCGTCAGCAATTAAGACTGGCACGGTTTCGAGTTTCAAAAATCGAGCGGCTTTATATCGAGTATGCCCGTTTATAATTTCTCCGTCTTTGGTTGCTACAATTGGAACCTTAAACCCAAACTCTCTTATTGAGTTAGCGACTGGCTCTACTGCCTTGTCATTATTCCTTGGGTTATTTTTATAAGGTCGTAGCCAATCTAACGGCTTATCAATTATTTTCACTTTTACCTCCGACAGAACCAAAAAACGCATATCACGAAGATAAGCGTTTTTCGGGTTATATGGTTTTTCTTTGCCTTCACAGCCAATTCTGTGAAACGGGATAGCAGGACTCGAACCTGCGACGTTTCAATTCCATAAACAGGACTTAATCCGCCTACCATATACCCATTAACCAGCATGAGACTACTGCTTTAATCGAGTGACTTTTGATAACTTATAGTTTATTATCGTGTCCACAAATATCCCTACTTGTATCACTCATGCACGATTGGTTAGACCAATCACTCCTTACATCACAAACTACTAAGCCATTTTTCAATTAACGAAGACCCCGCTAAAAGTCTAAGCTGCTTTACTCTTTGACTTTACTCTCATCCTTGCGAGACTTGAGCAGGCAATCTAATTGCCGAAGTACACTTTCGTTTATGACGGGCGATGACTTTTGCTTTTTGAGTTTTTTCTATCTTGAATAGCTTTAAAATATAAAAATCATCTTTCATCTATCACAGACACGCATCGCCATGTGTTTCATTCTCTTTTGAAGAACAAAATGCACAGCGCCTGCTTGTTATCGATTGTTTTGCGGACAATCGACTTACCTTACATACTTTTGGGAGGCACCCAATTTTTGTAAGATATGGTATTAAGCTCTTGTTGCACCTCGAACCAAATACCTCTTTCCTCTTATAGACTCGTTTCACAGCCAAACTGCCACGTTTGCATTTCCTCAGCACCTTGCCGTTGGAATTTTTCTGCTTTAACTTCGCCCACCTATTCCAAAACTGAAATAGTTAAGATTAAATTGCTTAGATTGACCATTGCTGGCAGGAAGTTTGATAGATTGAAAAACATCCTTTTCCTGAGTTACCACAGATTATCTAGGCTAAGCCCTAAAAATGCAAGGAGGCTACGACCTTACAAGGGTAGATACTACATTTGTTTTTTTATTTTTTGTAGCCTTTAAAGGCGGTGCTCGGAGTCGAACCGAAGATAAGTTTTTGTTTGAGTTTGGAGATAAAACAATATACCCGTCACCGCCAAAGGAGAGTGTGGGATTTGAACCCACGGACCGCACATAGGCGACCGCCCGCTTAGCAAACGGGCGCATTCAACCTGACTCTGCCAACTCTCCATATCAAGGGAAGACTTACTGCCTTACCCTTAATTCTTGATGATACTATAATAGCACGATTGTTAGACCAGTGCGCTTCAACCTAGTTCGCATTAGTTCACATTAGTTCGCATTAGTTCACATTAGTTCGCTTTTATCAACTACAACACCCAATTCACGGATTGCATCTTTCTTCTTTTTGTAAAAAGTAGTCTTACTGCATTGTAAAAATTCAATCATATCATACACGCTTGCTTTCTGAATATAAACCATCCTTAAAATTGTTCGACTTGCAGGCTTAGGCATTTTATCAATCAATTTACTGAGCTCAATTCTGCGCTGGATAGCTTCAGCGGTTGCTTGCTTCATGTACTCTTTCAAGGAATCTTGCATACTAAAAATATCGATGTAACGTTCATCTAATCGAACCTTCTGACCACCTTGAACCTTATCTATGCTCATTTTAGGGCTAGAAAGTAAACTAGCTTCAAGTTTAGCAAGCTCGTCTATTCGACTATGTATTTCTTCATCCAAATTCTGTAGTTCATCAAGTAACTCTTTAGCCTTGTTCACTCTCTATCTCCTTTATGATATAATAATATTATTGAGATTATAGCTGAGGCAGAGAGTGTCTTGGCTTTTTTATTTTAGTAGCTATTAAGTATTTTGATTGTTTCCTCATAGCTTAGATTTACTTTTGCTTTTTGTTCATCGTATCCAAGCCCAAAAACTTTTGGAATTCTGAAGTAAATAATACTAGCGCTAGAATGGTAGCTGACAACCGTGTCGACATGCTTGAGCAAATCTTTCCTGATCGCAATGTTTGGAAATGCTACAAGTTCCAACTTATCTTCTTTAGTTGTTTTCTTTGCTTTTATAGCTCCTGAATATGGGTATCTTTTAGGCCTCATTCTTGTTCTCCATTTCTTCAATCAACCAATCAAGGTTCTTTCTAGCTTTCTTCAGGTCTTCAAGGCCGTTCTTCTTCTGATGACGTAGTAGATACTTCAAGGCATTCCCTAAGTAGAATCCTTTCAGTTGTTCAGGTGTCATGAAATTTCTTAAAGCAACGATAGATTGCATGCCATACCGCCCTTGGTAATGGCTTGGGTTGTTTACATTGTCAATTTGTTCTGGTTTCATTCCTCAACCTCCAGCAAATTTTTATTTTCGTAGATGTTACCAATAACTTCAAAATGATAATAAGCGAGAAATAGTGGATGCCATTCTGAAACTCTTTCTTTCAATTCATCTACAAATCTGTAAATAAAACTTGCATACAAGCCATGCCATTTGATAACTGCTTTTCTACCTTTATAATCAACGATGTCCCCCTCAAAAATTTCTGTGTTAGTTTTGTCAAACAATCCTGTTGATTGCATAATAACTAAATTGTCAACAAAAACATATTCTGGAGTATCTGTAACAAAATCTTGTTCAACTATTACAACTTGCCCGCTTTCTGTTATTGCGAAAGTATCTTTAAACATTTCTTTTTTTATGGTATCCCATGCTCTAAATTTTTGTTTCATAACCTCACCTCGTCTCCAATTTTCAAAAATTCGTAGTTATCTTGTGACACCACGAATGTGCCGTAGTTCTGTATTGTGATTGTGTGCAGTTCGCCTATCTTCTCCTTGTGGACGACTTTGCCTTTAATTTCTGCGCCTCGATTATCTGCTTTGTAGATTACAATAGGGCGCTTTTTTTCAAGATTTTTAATGTTGACACATTGCCAGATATTCAAAGTAGCTGACAAGACAATCCAGATTGCTATGAAGCGTTTCATTCTATAACCTCCTCAATCTGTACCCCTGGGCAATCGAATACCCAGCCGAAACCATGCGAAACTACTTCCTTTTTCGTGAGTTTATAGCACTGTTCTGAGAAATTAGTCCCTTTTGTAAAAAGGAGCACTACGGGAGAAAAATGTCCGTATTTATCAGATACTCCTGCATTTTGGTTGATGAGATATAAGTCCCCGTCATTTCGGTTTAGAAGTGTAATTTTGTATTTTTTCTCTTCATCGGCCTCGACTGTGTAGCCAAATATCCAAGCAAGAGCGAATATATTTTTATTTTCGCCTAAATAAAACCATTTTGTAGTTTTTTTGTTTTTTGCAGTAAGTACAAAGCACATCGAAGCTAGTAAATCCCAGCCCCTCAATCTACTTTCCTCGATATATTCCGCCACAAACTGAGGGATTGTGACTTTTTTACGTTCAATCATGCCTTCAACTTTACCTTGTTCGTAACCCTCACGCCATTTTGCACGACTAAAGTCCTGTTCAAATTCACCCATGATAGCTTTCAGCCAGACCTCTCTATCATGCAATGGCAATTCCCGTAATCTTGCCAGTATGTTTTTTACATATCGAGGCGCTTCGTCTGCGTGCCCTGTTTCGGGTTCGTCTAGATGTTTGACAAACTCTAAAACAGCTTCTTTGTTCAAGTACGGCTCATTATGTATATATGAAAATGGCAAATTTTCGATTCTTTTAATCAATTCTTCTATTTTCATCCTTCTAACTCCTTTATTTTCGTTTCATAATATTTAGCTCTCTTCTTGAGAAAGTCACGCTCTGCTGAGCGTGCGTGCACCGATGATTTAATAGTTGGTTCAGACAGTTCTGCTATCCTTTGGTTCGCTAGCTCCGGCGAATGTTTGTAACCTTTGAGTAATTCTTCCTTTACGCTCATCACTTCACCCTTTCGAGATTGACTCGATACGACTGATTGTTCTTATATGCGTTCTCAAGCTGAGCCTTGCATTCAATAGCATCCCCTTCTTTTTTGAAAAAGTGCGTCTCGTCTATCCTATCTTTAAAATATAATGTGACAGTATAGCTCATGTTTCTACCTCTCAACTTGTCTTGTGGTTTTCCAGGTCTCCGAATTCTTGGCCATGGTTTACAAAGTACGAGCCAATCAGAATGGCATCTGCCTCATCGTCTTTGACATTAAGGTCGAAGTTCTCGGACACTTTAGCAACGGCCTGCAGCTTCATTGATTTCTTGCTACGATCTTTGTAGCTGAACTTCCAATACTTGCGCCAAGTCGACACGTTCACAAAATACACATTGTCAGCAATCAACCGTCCAAGGATGATGCCCGTTACAATTCCGATGCTGATCATGGATTGTTGGTTTGGACCCATGACCGAGTTTTTCTCGACCACAATTGATTCAAAATGGCAGTCGTACTTCTGGAGCGCTCTCGATTGAATCGCTCGCAGTTCGCTAGCTATGAACCGACCACGTTCAAAGAATGACTTGCTTTTATGCTTTAAGACACCACTCTGGACAAGGTCAGAGCCGTGAAATACGGCCCATCCTGTCGCAGTAGTTGAAATGTCTAACGATAATGTCAGAGATTTCATTGCAACTCTCCCTTGATTCCACAGAGGTCAAAGAGATTGCGCTTGTTGTTCTCGATGAACTCAAAGAATTTCTGAAGTTCGGCCAAGTGGCGTTTTTCTCTCTTGACTCCAAGGCTCGTATGATACTCTGTCGGCGTTTTTGGTGTTACCCTGATGTCTAGCCAATAGAGGGGCTCAAACACGTCGCCATTCGTATCAAGAGAAGCGTCTGCGTCTTGGTTTCTAAAAACCATCTGCATATCATATTCAATTTTATTTGTGATCGTGATGGTCTTGTCCACGATTTCAAGTGTAATGGTTGTTCCTGGAATGTCGATTTTATTTAGCATTTGTTACTCCTTTTTAAAATAATTTTGTTTGACCTTTTGGTTGATAGTTCATCCAAAGGATTTCGGTTCTCGGGAGACCTTTCTCTGCAGTGGCCGCGAACTCCATTCTTTCCCAATTTCTCAGTCGCTTGTTATAAAGTTCACTGTCATAACCACTTAAGAGAATTTTTGCCTTAGATTGGTTCAGGATATCCAGTAATTCCTCGTGATCATGATCTTCCATCTCAACAGTATACTGTTTTCTCGTCCTTGTGCTGAGGACGTAGGGAGGGTCTACATACATGCAGACATCTTCCCGACTATGTTTCTCTATAAGTTCAACGGCTGGCCGACATTCAATCTGAACCTGCTTTAATCGCAATGTCATTTCTTGGACTAACTCGGGTAGATCATTCCAATGTTTGACTGCGTAGGCTCGTTCTCTGCCGTTAATATCCATTTTCCAACCAGATTTTTCAATATTTCGAAAGCCGTGGCTCATAACAGAACGTATGACGAAATTCAGAGCTTTATCAATCTCATCCTCTGGCCGAACTTCCCAAGCACCGTCGTAAATCTTTCGACTGTAAGGAGTCAGAAAGAGTTTTTCGGCCAGCGCCTCAGGTTCCTGTTGTATCACCTGAAAAAGATTAATCACATCATCATTTAGGTCATTAACTGTCTCAATAGCGCTAGTTTTTTTAGTAAACAATACCGCACCACTACCAAAATAGGGTTCTAGGTAGGTTTTGTGTTCAGGTAATAGTTCTACTATCCTACCAGCAAGATTCCACTTGCTACCTGGATATCGTAAAAGAGATTTCATTTTATCCAAAAAAATGCGACTGCCTTTGTGAGAATTGGCTAAATACGGGCAGTCGCTCGTCCAAGGTCACACGGCCTTTACTGACGCTTTCTAGTTCGCAGTTTTACAAGAATACACGGCTTGTTGGCTTTTGAATTGTTTCCATTTTGGAAATAGTTGGTTTTGGGTTATTTTGATTTTTCAACAGCAAACATATCCTCAAATTCATCTGTCTGCTCTTTGAATTTCATCGGGCTGTTTCCTCTGAAATAAAATCCATTTTCATCCAATTCCCCTTTAACTCCTGTCGCCCAAGACAAGAAAATTGAGCCTTGACAGTCAGGACAATTCATAAAAGTAAAGTAAGGTGGCACTTTCCACCGCTTCGCACATCCGCAAAACGGGCATTGCAAATCAACATCTACCTTCTCACTTGGTTTCTGAGAAACCGCTGTACTTCCGCTAAATTTTTCGGATAACTTGTCCTTTGCTTTTCTGATATCGACAGCATCAATTTCAGTTAATTTCTGCTTGAATTCATCATCAATTTTCAAAACAGTCCCCGTACTCTCAGGCTCTTTCTGAGTTAAATCCTCAAGGATTTCATCAGCCCCTGTAACCATCTGATAGGCTTTGAATAATGTTTGATAGTCAAGCTCCTGCGCTCGTTCAAAGCTCAATTTCACATCATCTTGTTCAATATAGATTTTCATTCTTTCCTCACTTTTTTCAAATTTAATAATCACTTTTAATCAGGTCGTTTAGAGTGACGACTGCACCTAGTTTCTTCTGGCTTCTGCAGTAGTCGCAATGCCCGCACTCCTTAGGCTTCTGATTGCCCTGGATCACGTCCCAAACTTCGACAATTTCAGACTTGATTTTTTCCAAACCTTCATCCAGCCATTCGTCGTCAATCTTCAAAATTTCACGGTCTGGCACGTTTTCCTTGCTGACCGCTACAATGTAAGGTCTAAAATCATTCCCTGTCATTTGTTTTAAGAGTTCACGATATAGACCAAGCTGGCCGTGATACCCAAAATTCAAAATATTGTTGACTGCAGCGGGAACTTTCTTCTTGAGTTCTGCGCTCCATTCTTCTGAGTAGATGGACTTCATGGTTTTTAAATCCACAAAGTAACCACGGCTTAGATTTACACTGTCTAGCTTACCTTTGACTGGTACGCCTTCGATTTTGCCATAGACAATCAATTCTTTTTGAACTTCGTCCGATGAGTAGCCGTGATACAGACGGTTGAAGCCTTCATCATCTTTCAGGCTCTCAATCATCTTATCGCCAATCACAAAATCAGATTTGAGGTTGCCTTTATTCTTGCCAGTCTTGGCCAGTAGCTTTTCGCCATTTTCGTCCATAAATTGCTTGTGCGCTTCTTCGCTCTCGAAGTAACTGTGAACGTAGTTACCGAGTAGGAGAGGGGTCTCGTCCCTCTCTTCAGTCCATTCTCCACTATCCAAGGCAAAAGCCTTCGCTTGGCATTGCTGATAACGTTTGAAGCGTGAGTTGGTCAAGTAGGCCGTGTCTTGGTAGTAATTCTCTTGTGTTAGTTCTTCCATGACTACTGCTCCTTGATATTGGTTGTGTTGCCTTCAAACAAGCTGACCTCTTCCAAAACTTCGCCCGTTTCTTCGTCAAAGTTTGGAATTTCTTCTGCTGGGTATTCGGTAGAGGCTAACTCGTCAGGATTTGCCGTTTTTTTGCCCGTTTTCGGGGTTGTTTTGGTTTCTGCGGTAAATTCTCCATCTACCACGTTATCACTCTCTGTGGGCGTGTTAGGGGCTCCTAGAATTCCGTCCAATGTTTCAGTAACTGGCTCTTGAGTAACGTCTTTGATTTCATTTTTATTTGAGATTGTACTGTCTGCGTTATCTGCGACGATTGCTTCCTGCAATTCAGTAGAAAGAGGGGCATAAGTTGAAAGCATGTGCTTCAATACGGTTTTACGACCCATAGCATCAAAATCAGACTGCCACGGGCTATACTTGCTAGAGAATGACTGACTGTACTTTTTACCGTGAGCTTGGACTCGCTCCTTAGTCCAAAATACTGTTTTTTCAAAACCATTAGCCAATCGCATGAAAGCAAAGTAACCTACCACTTTTTCTTTTTCTTTTGGAATAGCAGTCATGTCTACTTCAAGATCCTCAGTCAGTGGGTTAAAACCTTTATACTGGCTTTCGTAGATTTCTCCAGCATTCAGACGTGTCACTTGTCCGCTACGTTGAGCAAGCTGAATCAATCCTTTATACCCGACTTGGAACTGTGCCTGGTTCTTGTAAGGTACGATGTACGCATAACCAAGACTAGGCTCGATTGGTAGGTTTAAGACTGCGGCTTTCATTGCAGCGGTCATGATGCTTTCATTTGTAGCTTTAGCTAGTAGGTTGTTATTTGTCACGATGCTAAGCAAGCTGGCCACGAATTGCTGACCGTTGCCGTTTACCACTTCTGAGAATTTTTGTTTTACTGCTGGTGAGTTAAAAAATTGTTTGTGTGTTAGTTCGTTTGTCATTTTTTATTTTTCCTCTTCTTTCTCATCTGAATAGATTTCTACTAATTGACTAATAATGTCTAGATTTTTAGTGATAGTTTTGATTTTTTCAACTTTGTATCGTTCATAATCTGCTAAATCACGTTTGAATGAAATCTCAATCATCTTTAGTTTTTCTTCTAATTCGTCATTCAAATATCCTTTGAATTCTTCGTAAAATTCCCCATCATCGTCAACTTTCTTTTCTGTAAGTGTATTGCGCTTACGGATATCATTTATGACGTCTAGTGTTTCAAATCGAGGTTCGGACACCCAACCTTTTTGATTTTCAAGTGTAATTAAAATTGTTTTAGCTAGCATTTTTGTTGTATTTTCCATTATTTCTTTCTACCTTTCGTTTTCTTCAAGTTCCAATTTTCACGCTTCAAGCGTGTATTTTTGTTCTGTAGTTTCAAGATTGTATCTTGTTGTTTGTTGATAATTTCTCCGAGTTCAATTCCAAGATGTATATAGTCAGAGCGCCATTGACCAATTTCCGCAAGTAGTTCTTCAATCATGCTCTAACTTCCAATACTTATCTAAATCCACAGCCATAACGATGGACAAGTTCTTTTGCTCGGTTAGGATTTGCCGTCTGTATGGTGCAAGTCCAGCTTGTCGTTCTTCTTCGTTTTTAGGTATATAATACCCGTAAGGTTTTGTTTTCAGAGCGACGATAGGATGTCCGAAATTCATTCTTAAACTCTCGACAATCATTTTTAATCTTCGTTCTGATAGGTTATAATCTCTACGAATATTTTTCGATTGTGCGGGTTTTTCAAATGTTCCGTTGTTGTTAATGTAATTAAATACACTTGTTTCTAATTCGTCCATTTCTCTACTAATCATAGGCTCTCCCTTTAAATTCATTCTTTAAATCATCGCTCCCACACTTCGGACATTCGATGATTGGGTAACTATCAATGTATTCAAATGTGTTTCCACAATCTCTACATCCACAATCCCATATATACATTCAATCACCCCTTCGTATATGGTAGAGCTAGTAGCTCTTCACGTAGACCTTCTGGTTTTTCTGTATCGTAAGTGAACTTACGGTCACAGTTGCGAATGTTCATGCGTGCGATGTTATTGAATTGGTTTCTGCCTTGTTGGTAGACTTCAATAACCATCTTGTCATGTTCTTCTTGCGCTTTCTTTTTCGCTTTTGCTTTTTGTTCACTATATGCAATCAAAAGCAATGCGATAAACAAACAAGTCATGATTGTTGCAAGTCCAAGAAATTGGCTTGCCAAAGTTGGTTCTGTCATTCTTTATACCTCTAATAGTTTTTCAAGATCAGCGATACGCTGATAAAGTATTCTGTTTTCTTTTCGTTCTTCAATTAGGTCATTCATAAGCTCGACTGCGACTGCTCTCCAGTCAAGGTTGATTGCCTTGAAAAAGCCTTCGTGTTTGAGTTTAAATTTAGTAAATAGTTTCATGGTTACGCTCCCTCATAAAATGGCTTGATAATATCGTAGTATGAATGCCCTGCTGGGATTGCATATCCTGTCAAGTCGTCTACTACGGATCCATCGACCATAATGTTGATGATTTGTGGTTTCCATTGCTCTTTTTTATTTTTCATGTTACAATTTCCTTGAATAATTTTATTGAGCGCCTGATTGCCGTCAGGTGCTTTTTGTTGTCTTCTAATCAGATTTTTCCTTCTCGTTTTGAGTTTTGGCAATAAAGTCTGAGTAAGCTTGCTCAAACACTTCTAAAACTTGAGGATCCACAACCACGCCATTAGTTTCAATAATATCTGGTGTAAAATCAATAGTGATTTTTGGTTTTCCGTTCGCAGGCATTTCTAGTCTGAAGCCAGTGACCCCTCTGCCAAGCTCCAAGTCATTGATTTTTACTGAATAACCTGAAGAATTAAGAGTTTGACCTTCAGTAGGTTCTTGTTTGGGTTTAATACTTAGTTTCAATCGCCTCATGAATACTCCTTCCCATTTTTGCAAAATCCTAAATTTGGAATTTCTCTCTTTTATTTATTAAGAGAAGTAGGACTTGTTGTTAGTTAATATTTATTGTTATTTAATACTTGTTGTTAGTTAATATTTATTAGTGCTTCATTTTACAGATTTGTAAAATACAGATTTGTAAAATACAGATTTGTAAAAGTTGGAAATGTAAATATCAAACTGTGGATAACTTTTGTAAAGCATCCTCCAATCTCTGCAACATAATCTCAAATTGAAAATCAGTTATCTTTGTATCTGAGAAAAATCTGAAAGTCTGAACTCCTCGACTTCTACCGAGGCTTTTTTTGACAACTCTCATATAACCTGCATCCTCTAGTTTTTTTAGATGACGGTCTACCATGTTACGACTAACATTTAATCGTTTAGCTATTTCCTCTGGATAGACAACCCAATCATCTTTGTTTGAAAGGATAACCATTAAAATCCCGATTGTAGCCGGCTCAAGCTCTGGATCTCTCAGAAAGTCATTTCTAACCGCTGTATAATCATCCGTTGCATTTTTGAAAGATGAGTTGAATACCTAAGTTTTTAAAATTGTTCATAATTTCTCCTTTCTAGTTTTCCTCAAATTTTTCCCACGACTCGTTGATTCGCAACTTTTTATTGATGCGCAACTTTAAGTCATCGCTCCCTTTTCCATCTTTGAATAGCTGTGTGATTGCCGACGGACTAACACCGACCACAATAGCTAGGTCTGTCTGCGACCATCCACGTTTTTCAATACGCTCTTTTACAAGGCTGATCCATTTATGATGCTGTTGACTCATATTACCTCCTCCTTTTATTTTTAATAGAGTTAAAGAGTTAGTGAATTATTTTATAAAATACTTGACACATTTTAGCAGATACGCTAAAATGAAAGCATAATTAAAAACCCTGATAAAATAACAAATCTATCAATTGTTGTTGCTCGCCAAAGCTATTAATTTTTAGATAAGTTTTTACATTGTTTTTTA